CCAATGTGGAACAGTGCGCCGCGTGCCAGAAGTGGAACGACTCGGACATGGTTCACTGCCGGTGGTGTGGTCACCGGACAGGCAACGACATCCCGACCGTGCTCGGTTCCGTGCCCGTGCTCAAGTCCACCGGCGGCCCTGAGCGTGCCCGTACGGGCCTGCGAGTGCGAGCGCGGGACCAAGTAAGCGGAAAACTTAAGTGGGCACCCCCCTCGAATACGCGGGCGCGCGGGCTGCACTTGATGCTTAGAGTCTCGCCGGTGGGCCACGATGTGATCTACGTCCGGCGGCCGGTGGAACGTGAGGCTGAGAAGGCCACAGCGGCACGTCAGCCCGTCAGCAGGTACCTTGATCGGTTCGGCTGGTACCTTGCCGCCCGTTCCATCGTGCGTGCCATCGTTGGTACGTACCGCTTTGGCATCCGGCATTGGGTCGGTCTGGCACCTTGGTACGGGTACATTCTGGCACTCGTGGTACACGGTCTCGTGTTCGGCGTACCAGGTACCAACATGGCACAAACGTACGCGATCTTGGCATGTGCCGTTTCGGCATGGTGGTATGTCCATCGTTTCCGGAAGGGACCACGAGCGGTGCCGGTGGACCGGTCCGCGCTCAGTGGCACGCGCCGACGCCAAGCGCGGCGTACCGCCCTCAAGTTGGTACGTGGGTGGCTGGTCCACATGCGGAACGCTGACATGGTCGGCACAGAGCTACGTCGGGTGGCACTTGATCAGTGGTCCGTCACCATGGACATTCACACCACCCACAAGCTAGGCGTGTCCGAGATCCGTAGCCGACTGGAGAAACTAGAACGATGCTTCCCCGACATCCGCTATGGAGCATCCCGAGTGGAACGGCTCACCGGTCCCGGTAAGTTCGCGCGGGACGCACGCCTTAGGTTCATGACGGCTGATCCGTTCGCCGAACCTATCCCGCTGCTCAGTCACGATGGCGACTCACACATGATTCCCATCGGGCTATTCGAGACCGGTCAAGAGGTCCTTATCAACGTCTTGCAGCACCTGCTTATCGCGGGCATGTCGGGTGCTGGTAAGTCGAACCTTATGCAGGTCATCATTCGTATGCTCACTCACATCCCATGGGTGGCCGTTGTTCTGGTGGACCTCACCCCCGGTGCAACCGAGTTCACCCGCTGGGCTGGAAGGGTTGCCGCTGTGGTGACCAGTACCGATGACACTCGACTTGCCCTTGACCTCTTGAAAGAAGAGTTCAACCGGCGGGGTGACCTGATGACGGAACGGGGTTGGCAGAACTGGAAGCCCACAGCGCTAGAACCACAGATTGTATTCATCGTGGATGAGGCACAAGGCATCGCTCACGCCAAGCTACATAAGAAACTGAACAACGTTGCCGCCCTAGCGCGGAAGTACGGCGGTACGCTTATCCTCGCTACTCAGCACCCCAAAGATGACAACCTTCCGACCGACGTCAAGGTACAGATGCGGCAGACTATCGGGCTACGCACTAAGGATGAGGGAGCGTCACGTGTCATCTTTGGTGAAGGTGCGACCAAGGATGGATGGAACACTAAGCGGCTAGATAACAACAGGTTCCTTATCGAGACGGAACACGGTTACCGTGACCCGCTACAGGCTAAGGCAACCTATCTGAGTGGGGAAGTCCTGGCGAACGAGGTCATGACCACACCCCACGTGACAGCCGTACGTGAAATCACATGGCCTATCGAGTCGAGTACAGCACCTGCTATCGAAGACCATGAGCAGGACGTGATAGACGCTCAGCTAGTGGAACCCTCGACTACTGAGAAGGTGTATGAGGCGCTACATGAGGATGGGTCAGTGACTCACCGTACGGAAATCGAGCAACTCACGGGGCTACACCAGACGAACGTAGACCTACACCTCAAGCAACTTATCAAGCTGGGTAGGGCTGAGAAGGTAGGCCGAGCCCGATACCGGCGAGTTCAGCACTAGTCAACAGAGTCAACGAAAGGTACAGTGTGGGCATGGAAGTCATTGACGACAGAGAGCTACCCCGCCGGATTCCATGGCGGGTATTCATGGACGGTAGGACGTACCGAGTCAACACCATGGATGAGTACCAGAAATCTCCCCGCCAATTCGCCGTAGGTCTCAGCACGTGGGCACGCCGTCATGACTGTTCATCCACATGGGACATCAACGGGGAACTCATCACCTTCCGGATGGAACCCCTTCCGGAAGTCGAGAAAAGAGCAAGGGAACACACATCATGATTTTCACAGCTAGGCGTCAAGCGCGTATTGCATCAGACGCGCTCAAAGAGTACACCGAAATCATCCAAGCCATGCAAGCGGCGCTCAGCGATGCTGATCCTGTCTACATCACACTACGGCGCATCCCGTGGTATGGCCCGTGGTGGACGTGGTCAGCTACCAACGTAGCGGTAAAGGCACTCATGCTCAGTGACGAGTTCTGCGAGCTGAATTCACAGCTCAAGGACATGAACGCGGAATGGTTCATGACCCCAGATGGCATGGCCGTTGTGAGTGGGTCATAGTCATGACACTCGTATACGTACTCATGTCCGTGCTTATCGTCCTGTACGCCGTCACTATCGGACTCCAGATCAGGGCCGCACGTAGGGCCGCCCCGAGTCCCACCCTGGAAGACATCGCGGCTGTCAGTGAGCGAGTGACGGCGCTGGAAACACAGACGGCCGAACTCACCCTCTCGCCATGGCGGCAAGAGTGGAACCGTAACCACCAGAACACCGTCAAGGCCACTCAGTAACCCACGCCCCAAAGCGAGCCCCTTGCCATGCGTGATGGTAGGGGGCTCTGCCATGTGCTATGCCTTTTCGATAGGCATGTCCAGCTCGATACCGCCAGGGTTTGTCACTGACGCATCCATGATGGTATAGCCCGCTGTCACAAGCATGTCCCACATGGCTTCCACATCCGCGAACAGGACTGATTCAGCGGGCGTGTTGCTGTCTCCGTACCATGTGATGGTGGTGGCGGCCACACGGTTTTCACCCCCGCCAAGGTTCTTGTTTCCGCGTACCTTCACCACTGATCCCAGTTGGATGTACGGAACCACGGTGATGGGGTTATCAATCCATTGAAGCGTCATGTGTGCTCTCCTATGCGATGCGCTGGTAGTAGATAAATGAGTCAGCTTGAAGCGTGGCCGTTCCCACACCTGCGCCAAGCGCGAAACGAAACTGGACATTACCCGCTGTAGTGCTCACCACGAGATTGCATACTTCCTCATGGACGGTGAACGCCGTTGCCGTTCCCGGTGCGGTAGTGCCACCTGATCGAACATCCGTACCGATGCCCCGACGAATCATCTGGATATTCGTGTCAATGTTCGTAGTCATACCAAGAGCTGGAGAGATAACGTTCCTGTCCATGGTAGCCCCCGATGGGCCTGTCCACTCAAAATTGATGTCACCATTGGCGACGGGTTCCGGAGCGTTATAGCAGATGAGAGCATGAACGAAATAACGAGAACTAGCCTCGACTGGAAACACGAGATCAACAGCATTTATGAACACGGTAGACGTGTTGTCCTGGGAACCAGCGGAGTTCGTCACGAATTCCATCTTGCCCGCATTGAGCATAGTAGATGTCACTCGCTGTCCCGCTAGAACTGTAGGGTATGGCATGTCTCTTATCCCATCCGCTGATAGTAGATAAAGCTGTCAGCCTGAACGGTTGCCGTCCCCACTGCGTTAGCTGCAAACCGGAAGTTCACCGTGCCGCCCGTTTGGGTGAGAAAGTCAATCGTCTCTGCATAGACACTGAATGCGCTATCTACCGCGTTAGGCCCACCAGCGACGACATCCGTTGATGCCGCACGCCTAATCATCTGAACGTTCGTGTCAATGTTCGTTGCTGTACCGGTCGCAGGAGACATGACGTTTCGCCCCAGTACCGCACCGGTAATTCCCGCCCAATCAAACTTAATGTCTGTAGCGGTAGGTGCGTCATACGCGACAAGAACACGTACCCGGTATCGCGCGTTGTCCTCGACTACGAAACTCAACCCTGTGATGTTCGCCATCGTGGTAGTGGCGTTCGTTTGAGCACCCGCTGAGTTCGTAACGAATTCCAGCTTACCAGCGGTCAACCCACCAGCGGTGATTCTCTGACCAGCGGTGAACACCGGATACGGCATGTCTCCCCCTTACAGAGAAATAATCATCGGTTGAGCTAGCCGGATATCCGTGCCCGTAGTCTGCGCCTTAACAACTCCGTTGACGCTGCGCGTCACCGTGAACGTCTGAGGACTGGCCGTGCCCGTGATGGCTGTAACGGTCATGACTTCCCCGCCTATCATGACGTCAAACGGGAACTCAGAAGCATAAGCCGCAGAATCCACCCATACCGGGCCCGCCGTAGTGGCGACCGAAAGGCTGACGGCTGTCGAGTCCACTGCGGCAGTCAGCGAGCTACCGTCAGTATCCGCACGGCCTAGCGTGGCGTCATCCACTACGGCAATGTGGTACGGACTTTCAGGCGCACCGTTAAAGCTGATGATGTGCTCGAATTGGTCAATGGTTTCGGTGTAGCTTTGCGCTATCTGACTGATATCACCGGCGGGAACCTGAGAGGGAGCATCCGAGATGGTGATCCGGTCACCAATACCCAGAGTCAGCACAGCGGCAGTGAGGTCATAGTTTGCCGTAAAGGTTGCACGCTTGAGATGCACGGTCATTGTGGGGTATCGCGGCTCATCCACCGTACCGAGCAACAGCCGCCATCCCGCTTGATCAGCTAGTAGCGTGTCGTCTTCCAGGCTGACGGTGGGGGACACGTCATACCGACCTATACCCGCCGGTGGTGGTAGTACTGACAGAGCTCCTGTCTCCAGCACAGAGCGCGCTGACGATCCTTGGTCGCGCTTGACCGTGATGTCGTTCTGTGAAAGCTGATCGTCATCCACGGGGATAGGTGGCGCAAAGAGATCACTATTCGTGTAAGACAGCGCAAGCTTAGCAGCTTGATTGTAGAGAGAAAGCCGTGTGCGATACTGCAAGCCGAACTCATCGCGAGGTTCGTACAGAATTCCTAGGTCGGTGTCCACACATTCTTGAAGCAACGTCACCAGGTTGTTAGACCGCTGTGGCCCCATGAAGCCCGCTACGTCGCTGTATGACGCATGAGCTATTGACCTGAACGGAACGGCTTCCTCTATGCATAGCCGCCTAAGACGGCTAGTGGGGTTCTCGCCGCTGTATGCATTGATCTGGGATACCTCATCAGTAAGCCCGCTGATTTGTTTCTGTAGGGATAGGTGCCCGAATGCTGTCTCGCCAGGACCCTGCCCAATGGACAACGATATCCGAGTCACACGACCTACCGTCATGCCAACGAACGTGTCAGGCGTGCTAGCCCCCACCGTTGGGTAGTCCACTTCAAAGCCCTGCATGAGCACGTCAACATCTGCCCCGTTTTGGGTCATTTCCATGGACACTCGTTTAGCTGAGCCGTTCATGTTGAACCCAAAGACACCCGTTTGATCTAGCAGTACACCATCCTCATCATATGCGTTCAACTGTAGAGTGCCACCCGAGCCCGAACCGTAGACCAGAATCCAGGTCCTAACTGAGCCGGTGGTTGTGATGCTGCACAGTCGTTTACCGTTAGTATCACCAGCCGCAGGGATAGCCACGAGAAAGCGTACCTGAGTACTACCCGTTACGGTGTACGCAGGTACCGCACCGGTAACCGATCCGTTAGCCAGCACCGGAATAGCATCGGAACATGGGAAGCCTGTGTAGCTGGAGAGGGTAGGGGTGCCGCCAATGGTTGCACTCAGCCCGTTAGCCACAGCGCTAGCAAGCGACGTGGATTCAGCACCGTCCTCCATAGGCCAATAGGCGATGACAGGGTTAACCGTGTTCCGCAACAGCCCCCGGTAGAGAGTCGAGTGAAGCGGGCTATCCCCTTGCGACAAGCGCCGCAGGATACCGGCCGCCTCAATCGTCACCCATACGTCGTTACCTGTGTTGTCCCACTGAGACGGCCACGCCACGATCTCACCATAGAACCGGTACCGCACGGTGCCCTCTTGGTTGACCGATACGCGTACCTGCGTATTGCGTCCGATCTTCCGGTACAAAGGCGACATCGCATTGCGTGGTGAGTAAAGCCCGTTCTGATTGTTGAGCACAAAGCGACACGTACTAGGGGGCGTAGTCGCTGCCTCATTGGGGCGGCCACCCGAGATGTTAATCTTGTCCGCATAGCGAACGTCAGGTGAAATGTCCATCCACGTTTCATCAACGTAGATCTCAACCATCGGGCCAACGGGTGTCTCACTCGTGGAGTAACCGGGACCTGATCCCATGCTGACAGAACCACCCCACCGGCGGTTACGTCCTAGGTTCTGATCCCACTCTGCTATACGAGATGCGACACTCATTGGTTATTCGTCCCACACAATCCAGCACCGCATGTCAACGGCGGTAGTCGGCGTGGTTGCCCGTACCCTGAGGAACTTGGAGATGGCGAGAATGGGGCGTTCATCCGGCATGAACTGGTAGGTATACGACAGAGGCGCATTGCTGCCCGCCGTCGTGTCCAGAGACACAGCGTCGAACACACGGGCCGCCGTCGTGGTGCCTTCCGCCGTCCCGGTGTACCCCGTGTTAGCGACTCCCAGCGTGAGCAGGGAAGCCGGGGCGTTCGGGTCAAGGGGCTGCACACCGGCGGCTACGTGAGCCGTCACGGTGGCCGCTACGTCCGTTTGGAGTAGCTCCACAACCGAGTCAGCACCGGGGTAGTCGTCAATCGAGAACCCCCATGCGATGACCTGCAACTGTCGCGTGCTCGGGGTGCTGAGCTGCAACATGGTCTTGATGGCCGTACCCGTAGTCACGGATGCTTGTGCCGCTGTGGTGGGCATCGGGCCATTCCACGACTTATAGCGATGCATGTTTACCTCTTACCTAGTGCCCGTTGGACACTGTCAGGTCCGCTACCAGCGCGGGCACGAATGTTATTCTGTAGCCATGTCATGAATGAATCACTGGCGTTGCCGCCCACCCATTCAAGCTGAACCTTCGCTACACCCCCACCGGAACTATTCATCATGGATTCTGTTTGTCCGTTGGGGATGACGGTTGATCCTGAGGGAACCCTGATCAGTTCGCGTCCCTGTTCGCCCACCATGATAAGTCCCGAGCGTGGCCCGCCACCAGCGGCACCGACCACGCCACCATGCGCGAATCCTGGAATGGCACCCATGGCGAAACTGGCGATAGAGCTTTTGATGCTCGCTAGTCTGTCAGCAATCCATGAACCAAAGCCGCGTAGCATTCCCTTGACGGTGGACATCATGCCGCTAAGGCTATGCGGTACTGAGTTCCACATACGGTTAGCGACACGTGCGATCTGGCTAGGTAGGGTACCAAACCACATAACGATGTCATGTACGCGGTGAGCTACTGAAGTAGCAAGTCCCCGAGTGGCCTTATCCCATCGCTTCTGTAGTCCAGGCCACGGCGAGAGAATAGCGTGAACGACTACCTTGAGTCCACCCACACAGATACCCGCGAGGATAGCCCAGAAGTCAGCCATGAAGTCAGTGACCTTACGCCATGGCTTCCACCAGTTGTCACCGATCCACCTACCTAGACCACTGATGATGCTCTTGATTTTCTTGACTATCATCTCAATGGCGTTGGTTACGGCATCAAGCGCGCCATCCTTCTTATCGTCAGCACCCTTGCCCTTGAGTCCACCCCCGAGACTCTTGAGAGAGTTGAACTGATCTGGAAGATTCTTGACGCTATCGCCGATACCAGAGATACCACCGGCGAGATCCTGAATGATGCCGACTACGTCAGTCTTAATGAAGTCTACGAACTCACCGATGGGGACCTTTGCGTCTTTGAACCAACCTGCGAACTTCTTAAAGATGGGTTGAATGATACCCCATGCGTCACTGACCTTGGTCCGGATTGTACTCCATGCACTATTCACCACGTCTCGGAATGTCGCACTGTGCTTGTACGCGTAGATGAGTCCAGCTGCGAGCCCCGCTATTGCGAGCACCACGATAGCTATCGGGTTAGCCGCCATGACCACGTTGAGAATACCTTGCACAACAGCCCACGCCTTGATGCCCAGAACGATACCGGCGATAGCAGGGGCTAGCCAATTCATGACGTCCTGAGGGATGGCCGCAATCAGCTTGGCGAATGCTTCCGCCACTAGCAGTGTCAACCCTGAGAAGGGGGCTAGCGCTGTGGCGATCGCAAGCACGGACTTAGCCAGATTCTCCAGTAGCAAGAACAAGCCAGGACCCTTAGCGCGCACGTCATCCATGAACTTAACGAATGAGGAATTGGTACCCAGACTACGGCCAAAGTCGGCGAACTTCTTAGTCAGCTTTTCCATGCCGTTACCGAGTGACCCTGAGAACGGGAGGAATGCGGAGATGATCCCACCGAATCCGATGGCGAGATTACGCAACGACATGAGCATAGCCGGTAGCACAACGCGTGCCGATTCCGAAAGCTTACCGATGAACTTCTGGACACCACCCCCAGAAGCATCCTTCTGTAGGACACCCATGAACTTGTTCAGTGAGTCAGCGGCTACGTTGACCAACGGCGTGAGTGACGGCAGTAGCGTACGCAGGACACCAATACCCTTGGTGAAAATGGGCATGGTCTTGGGTGCCAGAGAGTCAGACCACTTTTGGAAATCGTTCTTGAGACCGATAAACGCGACCGCTGTTGCACGGGTAGCCGGTGGGAGTTGGGCGAGTGACTTCTTATACGCCTCCATGTCCTTAGCGGCTGACGCACTACCGGCCGCTGCTGACTTCTGAGCTTTGGCATACAGGTCAGTAGCCTCTGTGACCTTGCCCAGTTGTGGAGCCACAGCGGCACCGAACGCCCCCACAGCGGCACCTACAGAGGCAAAGGCAGCTACGGCTACGCCAGCACCGGCCACAAGAGGACCCGCGAGAGACGACGCGATGTCAGCACCGGCCGCTACGGCAAGGCCCTTGAGCCCACCTAGGGACTTCTCAAGCCCCGCCTTGATGCCAGCAAATCCCTTTGTCTCGTCATTGGCCCTGACGTCAATCTCTACTGTGTTAGGCATCGAACTCGTCACCCCCTTCCTCTTGCTGTACCGGCTTGCCTAGCGCTTCAATCTTCAAGAGCCGTAGAACAGAGGCATCCTCTCTGCGTGCCTGACTAGGTAGGCACTTGAAACGATCGCAGATAGCGAGGATGGTTTCCGCCTCATCTAGCTCGAATGGTTTTTCTACAGGAGTTCCATCGGAATGTTGCCCTCCATGGAAGTCTTTCCAGAGGGCGAGTCTTTTTCCAGGTCGATATTCACCCCCGCTACGGCTTCCACCCACGTCATGATGATCGCGATAACGAAGTTGAATTCCTGTCCGACGATCCCCTCAAGGGTCGCCGGAATGGGCTCGCCTTCCTCATCCTCCAAGTTCCACGAGAGTAGAGCTTTCGCGAAACCGGCGAACAGGCTGTTGACCGCGTCCATGTCTTCCGGCTTGATGTCCGAACCACGTGAGCCTAGTGAGACGGCCATCCTCATGAGGTCCATGAGATCCCCAGTGGGGACAGACTTGGTCGCGACTTCCAGCCCTTCAAGCTCACCCTTGAAATTGAGCTTGAAGATTGTTGATGGTGCCCTGAAACCCATTGAACTCCCCCTACGGATATCGGTTGACTATGCCCACGTCGGGGCGGTGCCATTCGCCAGGACACCGGGTGCTGTCCAGGTGAGCGAGCCATCCGCCGCGCGGTTGATTGAGTAATCGGTGTAGTGGACTTCCGGCGCTAGTGTGTTCGCACCAACCGTGCCGGTAAACGTGATGGTCGTGGTACGGGCTACCGACGTTGACGGAACGGTCTTGAATACCGCGTGCGCCTGGTTGGCCGAGTCGTTGAACGCCGCGCCACTGATCGTGATTGAGAAGTCGGCCAGAAGCAAGAGCGTCTCATGCGCGCTCTTGTCCAGTCCCGTCACGTCCTGAACGGCACGCGGGGTGCTGAACGTGAAGCTTGCGATGTCATTGCGGATGTCCTTAGCGGCACCCGCACTATCGTCCACAGACAGAGCCGTCTGCGCCATACCGGTAGTCTTTGCCATGATCTATCCCCTTTCAAGGATCGTCGTGATTTTGTCCTGATGTTCTGCGAAATCCTCTATCCAGTCTTCCGGCCGGACGTGGTTGACGGGTACGATGCCGCGCGGGTTACCCCGGAAATCGCCACCTTGCACACGGTAGATGGGTGGGAGTTCGTTACGGTAGACATGCTTTCGAAAGCATCGCTGACCTGGACTGAATGAGAACACCGTCAGTCCCGTCTCATCACGAGTCTCTCGAAATCCACGCCCTGATTCATGCCTGACGTAGTACGCCTGTCGCGCCCCGAGTTCTGTGCTCTCGTCAAAGATGGATCGCCATCCCTCTATGTATGCTTGACAATCCACGTCCTCACACGTCGCCGGTCCGAAATGCGTCCGTGATGGTGAGATGATGCGGTACGACATGTACGCACCGGCGGGCATGTTCGGAGTGATGCGGTTCACGGTACGTCCCTGGTGTCACGATTAGGCGGCCGGATGATGACGGGTGGCTGTACTCGGGGGTCGGGCGTAGGGCGGCTACCGTTCATGCGAAGTCCGGTAAAGCCCACAGCGGCAGACGCCAGGATCAGGTTCTTGTCTCCCAGCGCCATGGCTTGTCCGGCGTCGTCCCACGCAAGCACGGGTAGCGTGCTCTCGCCTTTCTCGACATCCGCCAGATAGACGGCGAGTACCTGATACGTGCATTCAATCATCAGAATGCCACCAGGCTTTCGTTCTTCACGAACATGACGGCGAACGTACACTCTGAGAACGTGCCCGTTGTGATCGCCCTGACGTACTGGCGAACGGTGGACGTCGGGGTACCGGCGATGCGCTGCGTACCGATAGCGGTAGCCGCCACGAATGCCGAACCGGTGAAGCCCGCAAACGCGCTGTTGTTCGCGCTGTCTTGAAGCGTCACGGTGCATGACGTGCCGGTGAAGCTGAACACCTGTAGGTATGCCTGCCACCCAAACGATGACGCTGCGAGGAAGTCAACGCCTGTCGCTGGGCTAGTCGCTGTGGTGTCTGATCTCTTACCGGCGGTGACCTGAGTTCCCCACTCGACACCATACCCGTTGGACGTGGCTTGCACGGCGAACTTGAGATCACCGTCAGCGCCACGAGTAGGGTCGTAGTTCACCTGCTTTGCCACACAGCTTGCCGCCTGGTTACCGAGCGCGGTACCTCGGAAATACGCAACCACTACGTCAGATGTCGGTAGATTGCTGAGCCTGTCAAACGCTTGTCCAACCGAATCGTTCATGTACGTGACCCATTCAATGGACCCGTCACGCAACCCGCCTTGACGTTCGAATGCGGCCTTGTCAATGCCGGTCATGTCGAACATCGCGGGACCACCCCCGATGCGGGATAGTGAGTTGATGTCGCCGGACAAGTCGTATCCATCGACGTAGAAATTGTCACCCATTCCACCAGATTTACTCATGGTGATTGACTCCAAAGGTCGTTGACTACCAGCGGCACCGTGAGTACGGCGGTACGGTACATCATTTTATCTTGCTCTTTGTACCCGAAATCAGCCATGAGAGGTACGCCGAATTGGCCTAGCAAATCCACGTTACGGATAAGCCCGCCCATTTCAAAGTCACCCGAGTACGCCGTGAACATGGTATCCACAGCGGCAAGTAGATTCGGGTCGATGTCATCCTCAGGCTTGGACGTGAACGATGCCCTGATCTCTACAGTGAAGATGACGAGACCCGTAGTCGAGTTCAGCCCCGATGCGCTAGCGGCAGGGACGATACGGTCTAGGTAAACGAACATGCTATATCCGTTACCCGGTGCGTTCTTGGGTTCGTGACTACTGACACGTTCGAACAATCCGGACGCCATACCGTGACTGACTAGCGCGTTGAAAAGTCCTTGAGTGCTCATTGCATCCGCCTCAGGTAATGATGCATGAGACGATTGCCGATGCTCTCAGCCTCGCTGTCAAGCTGGTGACGCATCCGCCGGAACGTGGCGTAACCCTTGAATCGCGTTGTCCGGTTGCGTGAGCCCGTACCCTCAAGCCATGGTCCATACACGATACCGCTGTCGGTCACAACGCTATCGCCGAACTTGTGTTGAACACTGATACTCGACATGTAGCGTCCAGTGGGATGACGCAATACATGACCTAGTTGGGTCCTGATCAGTTGCTCGCCACGTTGCGCGACTTGATGCTCTAGTTCACGCGTGTATTCCTTGACGGCTATTGCTGCCCTACCGTCGAACAGGGGGCCGGACGCCCGTACGTCGTTTGTCATACCGCACGCATCCTTGCCCTACGCCCATGGGACCTGACTGCCTGGTCTCTGGCGTCCTTGAGAGCCCTACCGGCTGCCTCTCTGGCGTTGTCCCCCGAGCCAGCCGTACGGGCGAACCCTGCCGACTCGTTGAGCAGGGAAGACACAGCCTCAGCGACTGTGAGCGAGACCACCGGCCCCGGTGGGGTGAACCTATAGATAGGTGCGGATGTCAGGTGGTTAGCCGCTGTGGTGCCCAGTGAGCCCCTGACGACGGTCAGCCCGCGCATGGCGTAGATGTCTGAGCTACCGGCGTGGGTGGCTAGGACTGAGCCGTCCCATCCACGTTTGACCGTCAGTGTCAAACCTGATAGGTCAATGACAAGCATCCGCTCTGAGTGAATCAGGATGACCTCACCCGGTTGGGGTGCCGCTGTAATAGTCGAGAGTGTGATACTCGTATCTGACACGTTAGCAATGAGAGAATCACCGGCGTCGATATTCACCCCGGTATCCACCATGGCTTTTCCAGTGACGATCATCCGCTCGTCATCTACACGGATGGCATGCCCGACTCCAACGGCGTTTGAGTCCGCGATGTCCACACCGGTCTCGGTTGTGTCTAGGGCTTCCGAAACCGTTCCGACTGGCGTCTCGTCAATGGGACAACCGGCGTAGACACCCGTGATCGCGATATCCTTTTGGTGCGTCGGTCCACCCCCGAACGTCGCGTTCGAATCCAGATCAAGCTCAAGGGAATCATACGGGGCTTCACTCTTGTCATCGCTATTCCGTAGGAAGTAGTCAGATGCGGAAAACGTCACGCCACCTGATACCAGAGTGGTGATGCTGACCAGTTCGTTTGAGTCAAGCCACAGTCGCCATGGTCGCGCGTACTGCCCGTTAGGCCAGTCGAAATAGCGCGTTGCAAGCTCAGGGTAAAAGCGTCGGTGCAAGAGTCCCTCGACATTACGAGATGCCGACTCGATTGCCCGATCAACCGCCACGTTATTACGTGCGGTCTCCATGAT